GCCGTGTAGTTTTTTGGGCCAATAATCAGAGGTCTGGAGCAGGGCGGTTCAGATGGTAGGCACGGCCAATAGCGGCAGACGCGGCAAGCCCATTGCAGAGATTAAGCTGATGGGCAATTACCGCAGGGATAAGCAATCGGGGCGGGTAGATGACCTGGTATGTATTGCAGGCGGCAAGCCCAAGCGGCCACGCGGTCTATGTAAGGCGGGTAAGGACTGGTGGAAATGGTCAGTTGATTCCCTGCCGGCGGGGATCTACACAGAAGCGGACACCGGCCTGCTGCACCAGGCGCTCTGCTGGTGGATCTCCTGGAGCAAAGCGGTAGAAGTGGATGACCGGGTAGAGATGGAACGGGCCAGCAGGAATTATGTTGCGCTGTCCAAAGTGCTGTACTTTGGGCCAGTGGGTAGGACGCGGCTGGTGGCAGCAGAACCTGACAAAGTGAAGGGTATTCAGGCCAGGGATAGGGATAATGGCAAAGAAGACTAGCAAGTGGATCCACAATGAGGCAGACCAGCGGGCTGCGGACCGGGGCTGCCGGCTGGATGAATCACGCGGCCAGCATATGATTGACTTCTGCCAGGACCACCTGCGGCTGTATGAAGGCGAATATGCCGGCCTGCGGGTGGAATTGATGGACTGGCAGCAGGAATTATTTATGCAGCTGTTTGGCTGGGTTCACTTCTCCAAGGACTGGAACAGGGAAGTACGGCGTTTCACCCGCTGCGGAATTTGGCTGCCAAAAAAGAGCGGCAAGTCGCCGGTTGCCGCGATGGTAGGTTTATATCTTCTGACATCGGACGCGGAGTCAGGGCAAAAGGTATTCAGCGCTGCCAAGGACGGCAAGCAGGCTGGCATAGTTCACGCCCATGCCAGGGCAATGGTTGATATGTCGCCGGCCCTGTCTGCTGAATGCAAAATAAATAACACAAACGGCGTAATAGCCCACCTACCCACCAGGAGCAGCTACAGCATTTTACGCGGTGATAATATTTCGGGACAGGAGGGTTTAAACGGCAGCGTAATTATTGATGAAACCCACGTTGTAGACAGCCGCCTGGCTGCCGTGCTGGAGTACATGGGCGCCAGCAGGTCAGAGCCAATCCAGTTTGAAGTGAGCACAGCGGGAAACAATCCACAGTCCTATGGCAAGCGGCAATGGGACTACGGCAAAGCTGTCAACGAGGGCATGATCGATGACGATTCATTCCTGTTTGTGGAATACGCGGCGCCGGCCGGCCTGACAGATGCCGAGTACAGCAAGCCGGCCATCTGGAAAGCGGCTAACCCATCCTGGGGCGTGACTATCAAAGGCGGCGAGTTCAAAACCAGCCACCAGCGGGCCAGCCGCAGTATCAGCGATTTCCAGCGGTGGAAGCAGTACCGATTAAACGTATGGAGTGCGGCACAGAATATCTGGCTAAAGACAGACGACTGGACCAGCTGCCAGGTGGACCTGGACCTGGCGGCGCTCGAGGGCCAGCCCTGCTACATCGGCCTGGACCTGTCACGCACGCGGGATATGACAGCGGCTGTCTGTGTTTTCCCGGATGAGGATGGAGAAACGTACACGCTGCTGCCATTCTTCTGGCTGCCAGAGGAAACTGCAAAGGCCAACAACCACCTGGCGTCATACATGAACTGGGCAGAGCAGGGCTATCTGGAAACCACGCCAGGCAATGTCGTGGATTATTCCTATGTGGAACGGCGGATAGCGGACCTGGCCCAGCTGTACAACGTGCAGGAACTGGTTTTCGATCCCACGTACGCGGAAGAATTAACCCAGCGGCTGGAAAATGACAGCGGGATCCCACGGTCAGCATTCCGGCAGACGGTTATGGCGTTTGCAGGTCCTACCGCCGAATTTGAACGGCTGGTAATCGGAAAGCAGTTGCGGCATGGCGGGCACCCGATCATGGACTGGCAAGCCGGCCATGTGCAGGTGAAGCAGGACAACAACGCAAACAAGCGGCCAGTAAAGCCGGCGCACGATGACCCAAAGAAGATAGACGGCATCGTGGCGGCTATCATGGCCCTGGGCAGGGCACAAGCCGCAGACGCGGAACCCACTTACAACTACTACGAAGATAACCAGCTGGAGCTAATGTAATGCCTGACAATAACATGATGATCGATACCGGCGACGAAAACCGCAGCCTGGAGAATCCGAACATTCCCCTGGGCAGCCCAGAGGTCTGGAATGAAGTCTTTGGAGATTACAAAGCAGATACCGGGGAAAGCGTCAGCCCCAAGCGGGCGCTGGGCCTGGCAGCCGTCTGGCAGGCGGTGAGCCTGATATCTGGCGACGTTGCCAAGCTGCCGCTAAACGTCTACCACCGCCGGCCCGACCTGGGTGAACGTGGGCGGGAAATCGACCTGGCCCACCCAGCCCAGCAACTGGTCAGGTGGAAAGCAAGCGGCAGAATGAGCGCTTTTAAATTCTGGCGGCGGATGATGACCCATTCGCTGCTGTGGGGTAACGCATATGCGCTGATCCTGAAGGACCCCAACGGCCAGCCGCTGGAGCTGCTGCCGCTGTTGCCTGACAGGACCCAGCCACAGATCCGTGACGATGGCAGCATGTATTACGTCAGCGAGATAGGCGGCAGCCTAGTGAGTTTCTTTGACAGTGAGATATTGCACCTGGAGCATATCAGCATCAAAGGGGACGCGGATTGTGAGTTGATCCACCAGGCCCGAAACAGTTTTGCCCTGGGCCTGGCGCAGAATAAGTTTGCCAGCAGATTCTTCCAGCATGGTGCCCGGATAGGCGGGATTTTGGAAGTACCGCCAGGGATGACGAAAACGGCAGCCGATAACCTGGAGATCGGGTACAGAAAAACATATGAGGCGGTCGACAACGCATTCAAAACGGTCATTCTGCGCGATGGTGCCAAATTCCACGCTGGGCAGTTTGCGCCAGACCAGGCACAGATGGTCCAGTCCAGGGCAGAGCAGGTGAAGGACGTTGCCCGTTGGTTTAACCTGCCACCCCACAAACTCGGAGACGACAGCCGGACCAGTTACAGCAGCCTTGAGCAGGAGAACCGCAGCTATCTGGACAGCTGCCTGGCGGTCTGGCTGCAAACGATTGCCAGTGAATGCTGGATGAAACTGTTGACCACAGACCAGCAGGACGCGGGCCAGTATTATATCGAGCACAATATTGACGCCCTTATCCAGGCGGACACCATGACCAAGTACACGGTGGGCAGGATGGGCATAGAAATGGGCGTGCTGTCACCTGATGAATTCAGGGCAATGCAGAACATGAACCCACGGCCTGACGGCCTGGGCGGTGTTTACCTGCGGCCCTTGAACATGACAGTTGCAGGGGAAGAAACGGCGCCGGCTGCGGATCCACCAGCGGAGCCGGAGCCGGAGGTACTGGACGCAACGCGGGCGGTCCTGCTGCAGCAGATGTCCGCAGCGGTGGGTGGGATCCTGGACAGCGTGACCAGGAACGTCAAACGTAAAAAGGCAAGCCGGTTTGTGACCTGGATTGACAGCGGGCTGGAGGATGCCACCAGCGGCCAGGCAGCGGCACAGCTATCAGCGGCGTCTGTGGCCTACGCTGCGGTCCGTGGACAATGTACCGAGTCTGCGCCAGTCATTGACCTGGCAGCCATCTACGGCCACCTACGGGCAAAGCTGGACAGCCTGCTGGAGACAACCACAGAAGCGGATCTAAAAAACACTATCGTGGAAGCGGCGGACCAGCTGCGGCTGGACCTGCCGGCAGAAATAGTAAACACCCTTGAAGAAGGAATATAAACCGATGGCAAAACAATTCCCAAACAGCATGGCGGTGGAAGTCAGGGACCAGGACGGCCAGCCTGTTATTACTGGCTACGCGGCGGTCTATCACAGGTCAGACGACCCTGGCACAGAATTTGAACTGCTGGACAACTACGTGGAAAGGATAATGCCAGGCGCGTTTGATAGTGCCCTGGATGCAGAGCAGGACGTGCGCGGCCTGTTTAATCACGATCCGAACCAGGTGCTGGGCAGGACCGGGGCCGGGACAATGACCCTGTCTGCCGATTCTATCGGACTGCGCTATGACATTATGCTCCCAGATACCCAGCTGGGCAGGGATGTTGCCACCAGTATCGGACGCGGGGACGTTACTGGCAGCAGTTTCAGTTTTAAAGTGGCAGAGGGCGGCGCGGAAATTCGCAAGGACGGGGACCAAACTGTTAGGGAACTGCGCAGCGTCAACCTGTTTGATGCAGGTCCTGTTACTTTCCCAGCCTATGGATCCACCAGCACAGGGCTACGGACAGCCGAAAACGTAAAAGAAGCGGAAGCGGCGCTCTGGGAATGGCTAGACGCAGCCCGCAGGGGCCAGGAGGCGGTAGACGTGCGGGCCAGGCTGGTGGCGCTGGGCCTGGGATAACGTTGTTGCAATTGCAGGCCACCTGTGAACAATAACACTGTGCCGGCTGAAAGCGCAAGCCAGTAAACGGCACAACCACGAAACAGCTGAAAGCGTAAAGCAAGTATCTGTTACTGCGGGGATCAACTACCCGCTGGCAGGTACTTTTTTCGTTC